ATGGTTAACCACAACTGATTTTACTTACTTCTGGCATCAAGAGGATGATTTTGCATTGACCAGTAATAAGTATATTTGGACTTATCCTGGTAAAGAATTAACGACTCGTAGCATTTTAGTTATGCCAGAGGCTCTTGACAAAAAAATGGAAATAGAGTATAATAACATCCATGCCGTTTGCAGTGATTATGTGGATAAATTAAGAGAAAAGTATTATGATTCCAAATAAAAATATGTTCTTTGTTACCTCCGCTATCAAATCATTGAATGTCCGGTTCTATAATCACCAACAAAGATTTGACCAGACGGTTGCAACCTTAGAATCTATAAGACAAAAGGTACCAGATGCTATCATTGTTTTAGCTGATGCATCACTTTATCATTTCACTAGAGAAGAAACCGAGATGCTTGTATCTAAGTGTGAATACTTTATGGACATGAATAAAGTTCAAGAAGTTCACGATTATTCATCCAAAGGTATGCAATCTTGGGCTGAAGGTGCATTATCATTTAATGCTTTTGCTATCCTAAGGCAACAACCATTTATGAAAGAAGTCAAAAGAATCTTCAAGATATCTGGACGCTCTTTGTTGGAGGATAGTTTTGATATCAGTTCTTATGATGATATGTTTGGCAAATATGTATTCAAAAAACGTATTCCGACATGGATGGGACATGTAACACACGGTGCTACACATTTATTAATCACCAGAATGTTTTCTTTTTGTCCATCTTTAATTGAGAATTACATGGAAGTTTGTATCAAAAATGTACCATTGTATCAATACATGGACTTTGAACATGCTCATTTCCTTAATATTCCAAAAGAATATCTAGTTGAATTTGACAAAATACACGTTTCTGGATGGTTGGCTGGCAACGGCCAAGTAGAAAGTTATTGACTATGTATTCTCCTCAATCTTTATACGGGTTGATGGTATGAATTAAAAAGTTGTATAAATAACTTCATGGCAATCAAAGTGTATTGCAAGTCTAAGGAAACATGAAAAGTTTTATCTCATTTTTGAAAGAAGAAGCTGAGGCCGAAGAAGGTTCCAAACTCAAGCATATTCATCATGCTGAGGACAGACCTTTATTCCACGGTGCCAAAGGTTTCGAGCACGCTAAAGGTGCATTAATGCAGGCACACAACCACATTAAATCTGGTGGTAATAGTTCTGCTTTGACAATGAAATATGATGGTTCTCCTTCTGTGGTATTTGGCCATCATCCAGAGAATGGCAAGTTCTTTGTGGCATCAAAATCCGCATTTAACAAGACACCTAAACTTAATTACACTCACGCTGATATTCTAAAGAACCATGGACACGCTCCAGGTCTTATGGATAAACTCCATGCTGCATTGAATCACTTGAAGAAAGTTACACCTAAGACTGGTGTATATCAAGGCGATATCATGCACTCAGGTGAAGATTTGGTGCATAAACCAGGTGGTAAAGTATCGTTTACACCTAATACCATCACTTATACTGCCAAAGGTGATGAGGCTGATAAGGTTAAAAGGTCTAAACTAGGTATTGTGACACATACTCAGTATCATGGTAACGATATTAGTTCCATGAAGGCTGATCCACATCCCGATTTACATAACTTCAAACAACATCCTGACGTTTGGCAAAAATCACCAAACCACGATACAAGACAAGTTCATTACTCAGATAAAGACCAAAATGAGTTTATGAAGCACATGAATGCTGCGGAAAAGATTCACAAAGCACATCCTGATATGTACAACCATATCGCAACAAGTCACATGGGTGAAACAGGTCATCTAAGTACATATATCAATCATACAGTTCGTACAGGTGAAGAACCTGATACTGAAGGATTGAAGAAACATATTACTGACAAATATAAGAAAGCTGCAGCTAAGTTAAAAACTCCTGCTGGTGTGGTTAAAAGAGAAAAAGAAGCTGAACCTCACGTGAAACATATTGAAGCTAATAAAACACATTATGATAATCTATTAAAGATGCACAGTCATTTACAAAAAGCAAAGAATAAATTAGTGGATGTATTACAACATCACGAAGGTGGTTTGGAACATCATATCGATGGTAAGAAAACTGGTCCAGAAGGATTCGTTGTTAACCATGCAGGTGAACCAACTAAATTAGTTAATAGAGCCGAATTCGCAAGAGCTAATCTACTTAAAGTCAGAAAATGAAGTCATTCCTACAGATTATTGAAGAAAAAGAAGCAAAAGAGAAACATGCGGTTATGGCTTTTGGCCGCATGAACCCTCCAACTACCGGTCACTTGAAACTAATTGACAAGGTACGTGAAGTTGCTGCTAAACATAAATCACCACATACTGTTGTTGTATCTCATTCACAAGATGCCAAAAAGAATCCACTTTCTGGTGAACAGAAGATTAAACATCTAAAGAGATATTCTCCAGGTACTCATTTTGAAACTTCATCTAAAGAACATCCAACTATTCTACACCATGCAGCTAAACTACATGCTCAAGGTGCAGACCACTTGCACGTTATTGCAGGTTCAGACCGTGTTAAAGAAATGCATGCTTTATTACACAAATACAATGGTGTAAAAGCAGGCCATGGTCATTATAAGTTCAAACACATCACAGTACATTCAGCAGGTCATCGTGATCCTGATGCTGAAGGATCAGAAGGTATGTCTGGTACCAAGATGCGTGAACATGCTAAGAATAATGACTTTTCCTCATTCAGACAAGGTGTTCCACACCACGTTAAAGATGAACACGCAAGAGAATTGATGAAAGATGTCCGCAAAGGCATGGGTTTACATGAGAGTTATACACATGGTCACCACAAAGCTATTTTTGTGACTGGTGGTCCAGGTTCTGGCAAAGATATCGTTTTACGTGAAGCTATTGCCGAATCAAGAGCAGTAGAATTTAATTTTACTCAAGTGTGTGATGTCCTTAACGACAAACACAAGTTGGCCATGAAGTCCATGAATCCTAGATTTGAGGCAGTAAGAACTCGTGGTCCATTAATCATCAATGGTCCTGCTGATGACTTAGAAAGAATTGGTTACGTCAAAGAAGAACTAGAAGAACTTGGTTATGAAACCATGATGATTTTTGTTGACACAACCAACAGAGTGAGTAAAGAACGCAACTCTCTTTTGACTAGAATGATGGAAGAATCTGTCCGTCAAAACAAATGGGAAAAAGCACATAAGAATGTTCAAAACTTTACAGAACTATTTGAAAACTTTGTAAGATTTGATAATAGCAATAGTTTAGAAGAAGAATCAGAAGAAATAACAGATTTATATAAGGAAACATCCAGTTTCTTGGGTGAATCTGTATATAACGAATCTAACAGATTCTTAAATTTATATGAAGAAAAGAATGCTAAGAATATCCAAAAGGATAATCTGAGAAGCAAAGGTTTGAATGTTATTAAAGATAATAACAGTCCTATAATGCAATATGCAGCTAAGTTAGGTAAAAGAGATGATGTCCGTGATGGCGATATCAAACAAAATACTAATTACATAGCTAGGATTGGTGGCGGTAATACATACACAGAATCCACACCTACGTTGACAAAGAATCCAGAACCAAAAGAAAATCGTTTCAACATGGATGCAAATAAAGAAAGATTGCGTAAAAATGGCAATAGGTCTTTAAGTGTATCTAAAGTGGGCGCATCTGATGGTGTTGGTTCTACATTTGACTCCAGAGCAACTACAGGTGCCGCTGGTGCTGGTCTAGGAGACCAAACATATAGAGAAGCAACAGAATTTAGTAATGACGATGTTGCAGATTTTTCAGCTAAACCTAGAATGGTCAGTCCTAATCCATTAGCTGAAAAGAAAAAAGGTTTGAAAAAATTTAGAGAATCTATTTTTGATTTTGGATTATCTGGTGAAGCGGGAGTTAGCGGAACAACAGGTGGTGCAAGCAATAAAGAACCTCTAGAATTGCCAGCGGATAAGTATGGACAATCGGGTATAACTATCAAGAAAAAGAAAAAGACAGGAGCAAAATAATGTTTACTAAATCACTAGTATCTCAGGCCTTAATTGATGCAACAAAAGCAATTATGGAAGAAGATGAAAAGAAAAAAATGCTTTTAGAACCAGAATTAGATGAAACTGGTTTCCATAAAGCAGCACATGCTGCTAGAAAAGCAGGTCAATCACACTTTGAGTTCCAAGGTAAAAAATATCCTGTTACATCACAACCACATTCAGAAGGTATGGAGCCACCTGAAAAAATTGGTGGTCAAGTTCTAAAGAAACATGATAACAAAGCTGCTGCAAAAGGACATTCTGCTGTAGTTCGTCCAGTTGAAGAAGAAGATGAGAAAAAATCTTCTAATCCTTTTGATGTATTAAAAGGAAAATATGTAAGTCAATTACCTAAGAAAAAAGGTGAATTGACAGGACATGAACACAAGAAAACATCTACTGGTGATGTATACACTAAGAAGTATAAAAAAGATCCAGAAGATATGAAAGAAGAATCTCATCCTGATGAGAAAGAAGACAAAGCATTAGTTAAGAAAATGGTTAAACCTTCTGCTCTAAAGAAAGAAGAAGAAAAAGAAACACATTTGTCTAAGCACTCAATGACAAATGAAAAATATGTGACACCTCCAGAAGCAAGAAAGATTGCTGACCAAGAAGTTCACAAGCACGAAAAGAACATGCACAAAGGTAAGAAAGAAACTAAATTGGGTGAAGAAGAAGAACGCCACATGACTGATGCCGAGATGAAAAAACGTGAGCACATTGTTAAGTCAATGAAAAAAGGCATGAAAGGTTTCAAAGACCGTTATGGCGACCGTGCTAAGAATGTAATGTATGCAACTGCTACAAAGCAGGCCATGAAAGAAGAAGTTGAAGACTTGTTTGAAGATGTTGAATACAAAAAATCACATGGTATGCATGACCATCCTGATACTATTCAAGTTTTACATGCTTACCACAAAGGCAAGAAAATGGGTCATATTGAAGAATATCACCACATGGATGCTACAGGTAAACACACAGGTAAAACAAGATGGGCTGCACATCACTATCACTCAGGTGATGAAACTGTTGGACACCGTACTGCTGAAGAAGCAAGTGGCCACTTAATGGGTTGCCACGACAAACATTGCAAAATGATGAAAGAAATGGGTTACCATAAAGAAGAATATTATGCAGAAGACATCGGTGGTATCTCTACAATTTCTGAAAAGAAAAAAAAAGTGGAGATGAAGGAAGATGAACACGTAAGAGTTGATGGTGAAACAGATATGAACACAAAGACTGTTGATGGTCTACGTGGTCGTATGAAAGTTCCTGCTTCTTATCACAACAAAACAAAATCATATAAAGTTGGTTTGACTGTTGGTGAAGAAGTTGAGATTGAAGAAGATATGAAAGGCACTTTGAAAAAGATTGGTAGTAAAGTTCTTGACAAATTAGGCCATGGTTCTGATGCCGATATGATTAAAGATTTGGCTAAGAAAACTGGTGTTAAAGATGTCAATGTAAAGCCGATGAAAAAAGAATCTGTTGATGCCACAGATTACAATCCAAAAAGTCAAGGTGGAACAAGAAAAGAATTGTTATCAAAATATTCTAAGTCTGGAGATCCTAAACACGCAGAAGCTGCTAGAAAAGCAGGTGCAACACAATCTGAATTAAAAGCTGCAAGAGGATTAGATAGTATGTTTGGCCATCGTGGTGGTGTAGATAAACTTGCAATCAAAAAAGAAGAAGTTGAAGTCGATGAGACATTCAAAGGTCCTGAAGCAGGTTCTGGTACAGGTGACCATCCTTTCGTGACTAATGAAAATTCACCAATGAAACTAGT